CGAATGCATCTTTGTTGCAATCGTCATCAAATTTATCAGGATCAGGTGCAGCTAATACTGTAGCTGCAAAATTTGGAAGTTTACAGACACAAAGTCCGTTGGCTAAATTAATACAAAGTTCTAATATTCAAGGAAGTATTTAATGAGTATTCAAAGTAGATCTAGTGATACCAGACACATTGGACCAGGGCCATTTCTTGCTAAAATAGTAAATCATTTAGATCCAACCTATATGGGAAGTTTAGAAGTTACTGTATTAAAACCATTACCAGGACAAGGCGATACAGAATCTGTTAATGTTATTGTAAAATATTGTAGTCCATTTTTTGGTGCAACTTCGTTAAAATTTGAAGGTAACAATTCTGCCAATTTCAACGATGTACAAAAATCTTATGGATTTTGGATGGTACCACCTGACATCGGATCAACTGTGATGGTAGTGTTTATCGATGGCGATATTAATCAAGGATATTGGTTTGGTTGTGTTCCTGATTTATACCAAAATCAAATGGTTCCTGGAATTGCTGCTAGTAGATATTCTGCAATGGACCAATCTCAAAGAGACAAATATGGAACAGATTTAGTTCCTGTTGCAGAATATCATAAATCTAGTCGAACATTGCAAGATCCTAATCCTGATAAGTTTACAAAACCTGTCCATCCATTTGCAGATAGATTAGTACAACAAGGACTGTTAATTGACACAATTCGTGGAGTAACTTCAAGTAGTGCTAGACGAGAAGTTCCTAGTCAAGTGTTCGGTATTAGTACGCCAGGCCCTATTGATACTTCTAGTCCTTTAAAATCTGCAGGTTTTAATAACGGCGCTGGCGGAATAATGTTGCCAGTGAGTCGTCTTGGTGGACATCAGTTTGTCATGGATGATGGAGATTCGAGCGGACAAAATGAACTTCTTAGAATTCGAACTAGAACAGGACATCAAATTTTATTGCATAATAGTTCAGATTTGATCTATATTGCTAACAGTAAAGGTACTGCATGGGTTGAATTAACTTCAAATGGTAAAATAGATATCTACGCTGAAGATAGTGTAAGCATTCATTCTGAAGTTGACTTTAATTTTAGAGCGGATAGAGATATTAATATTGAAGCAGGTCGAAACATTAATATCAATGCTGCAGGCGGCATCGAAATGGACTGTGTAGATAGATTTTATCTTCTCTGTGATGCAGACGGAAAGATTCAGTTTTCAGGAAATGCTAATCTTTCAACTGGAGATGAAATAAGATTACAATCTGGAGGAAATTCTTCTTATATAAGCGGTGCAGATTTCTTTGCTAATGCAACCGGTGCAATGAACTTATCTTCAGCAGGTAGTATGAAGCAAAGTTCTAATGCTGATTTTAATGTTACTGCTTCTGGAAATTATCTCGAAACAGCAGCACAAATTCATATGAATGGTCCTGCCGCTGCGCCTGCTAACCAAGGCACTGCCGCAGAAGTTCCAAAAAAATTAGAAGTGTTTACGCTACCAAATAGATCAGCTTCTGCAGGATGGGCAAATCGTAACTTTTATAAAACCAGCGATATTAGTTCAATTATGCAACGTGTTCCTACACACGAACCATGGGATCAACACGAAAATATTGATCCAAATCAGTTTTCACCATCAAATACTGATGTACAAGTAGTTCCACCAACTGATGTTAAAGGAACTCCTACCAGCGGTTCAGGAGCACCTCCAATCAATGGAACTCCAATTTCTCGTCCATTATCCAAATCTGCTTCTGCAAATGAGCAATATTTGAAAAAAGTATTAATTCAAGGAGGAGTTACAGATCCAATTAAGTTGGCTGCATGGATGGCACAATGTAAGCAAGAAAGTGGCGGATTTATATATCTAAAAGAATTAGCCAGTGGCAGTGCATATGAAGGTAGACATGATTTAGGTAATACTTCTCCAGGAGATGGCGTAAAATATAAAGGCCGCGGCTTTATTCAATGTACTGGTAAAGCTAACTACGCAAGTATGAGTAAATATTTTGGGCAAGATGTACTTAATCATCCTGAATTAGTTGAACAATTAGAATTAGCATCAAAAAGTGTCCTTTGGTTCTTCAATGTTTATAAAGCAAGTCGTACTGCTCATGTGAATTGGGACGATGTTGTAGCAGTAACTAAAATTGTTAATGGTGGAACTAACGGATTAGCCAACAGACAAGCATATTATGCTGCTTATAAACAGGAGTATACTACCAAAGGTATAGGAAGCTAAATATTGAGCCATGGTATATAAAAATCTTATATTAACACCAAATAATGTCAGCAATCAATCTAGTGTACAACAAAGTCAGTTTTACAAAGGATTTTCTACAGCAGATCCTACTAGTTTAACCAATAAAATTTTTGATTTTGCATTAATACAACAAGATATTATGAACATGTTTCAAACTAAAAAAGGTGAGCGTGTTATGAATCCAGAGTTTGGTACAATTATTTGGAGTTTAATATATGAACCTTTTACACCTGATGTAAAACGACAAATAAGTGACGACGTAACTAGAATTTTAAACTATGATCCTAGAGTAACACCTACTACTATTAATATTTCCGAAGCAGAATATGGAATGATTATTGAAGCTACATTATACTATAAACAACAAGATGTTAGTCAACAAATGATTCTTAATTTTGACAAGGAACTTGGCGCAGTTACAACACAATAATATACTGAGTTAATTAATTCAATAAATACGTTATCCAGGAAATGGCATAACATTAATGATACCAGCAACCAAAACACAATTATTAGTCTCAGAAGACTGGACTAAGATCTACCAAAGTTTTCGTAACGCAGACTTCCAAAGCTATGACTTTGATACCCTGCGTCGTACAATGATCAACTATCTTCGTGAAACATATCCAGAAGAATTCAACGATTACATTGACTCTAGCGAATATATTGCATTAATTGATCTCATCGCTTATCTTGGTCAAAATTTAAGTTTTCGAGTTGATTTAAATGCACGAGAAAACTTTTTAGAAACTGCACAACGACAAGATAGTATCTTACGATTAGCGCAACTTATCAGTTATAATCCTAAAAGAAATGTTCCAGCAAATGGACTTCTTAAAATTTCTGCAATCAGAACAACAGAAAACGTTATTGATGCAAACGGAGTAAATTTAGCTAACCAAGTAATTGGTTGGAATGATTCTACAAATGTTAATTGGTATCAACAGTTTATTAGTATTTTAAATTCTGCGATGCCTGGATCTGCGGTGTTCGGTCGTCCTTATGATCAATCAACTATTTCTGGTGTTTCTGCACAACAATATCGAATTAATAGTCAAAATACTGATTTGCCTATCTATAGTGTAAACAAATCTATAAATGGTGTTCCTATGACATTTGAAATTTCTGGAGCAACATTTAATGGTCAAAGTTTTTATTATGAGGAACCACCAATTCCGGGAGGATCATTCTCTTATATTTTCCAAAATGATAATCAAGGAGCGGGTTCTGCTAACTCTGGATTCTTTGTTTATTTTAGACAAGGATCAATGGCTTCTACAGGATTTACAATTTCTGCTCCAGTTGCTAATGAAATTATTGGAATTAATGCAAATGGTATTAACAATGACGATGTTTGGTTATGGCAACTTAATGCCAGCGGCGCCTACGATACATTATGGACTCAGGTTAATTCTTTAGTAGGTAATAATGTAATTTACAATAATATAGCAAATAACGTAAGATCAATATATACAGTAACATCTAGAGCTAACGATCAAATTGATTTAAATTTTGCTGATGGAAGTTTTGGCGATTTACCAAAAGGTAATTTCCGTTTGTTTTATCGTCAGAGCAATGGTCAAACTTACACAATTACTCCTGATCAAATGTCAGGTATTAATATTACTATTCCATATGCAAATAAGTCTGGAAATGTTTACCAATTAACATTGACTGTTTCATTGCAATACACTGTTACTAACAGCAGCGGACCAGAATCTAACGCAAATATTAAGACTAAAGCACCACAAAATTATTATCTTCAAAATCGTATGATTACTGGAGAAGACTACAATATCGCACCATTAACAGCAGGCAACAACATTTTAAAAGTTACCAGTGTTAACCGTGTATCTAGTGGTATTTCAAAATATTTTGAACTTTCTGATATTTCTGGAAAGTATTCAAGTACAGATATTTTTGCACATGATGGTATAATGTATAAAGAATCAAAGTTACCATCATTTGAGTTTAAATTTCAATCTAGAAATCAAGTGTATGCAGCATTAAAAAACCAACTTGAACCAATTATTGCATCAAATAGTTTTAAAAATTTCTATTTTGAAAATTATCCTCGTCCAAATTTTTCAACATTAAATTTTAATTGGGTAACAGTAACTAAAAAACCTAATCAAACTACTGGTTATTTTCAAGATATATACACTTCTACTCCAATTCAAACAGGATATTTTAGTAATAATAGTGCATCTTATATCACAGCAGGAGCGTTGATTAAATTTTCATTACCAAATGGATCTACAGTTTGGTCAAAAGTTATACAAGTAGTTGGAGATGGTGCAAATTCTGGTAAAGGAGCACTTAACGATGGAACTGGTCCTATAATTTTATCTGGAAAAATTCCGTCAAATGCTGTACCTATTGAAGTAATACCTGCATTTGTTAGTGTTTTCAACTATGCATTTGAAACTCAAATTGTTAATTTATGTATGGCACAAAAAAACTTTGGTTTAAGTTTTGATAGACTTACTCGTCAATGGTTTATTATTGTTGATAGCAATCTTAATACAATAAATCCATTTAGCTTAATTTATCAAGGAGATACAAACAACGTACAAAAAGATTCAAGTTGGTTAGTTTGGTTTCAATGGACAGGAACAGCATATCGTGTCACTTATCGATTGTTAGAATATATTTTTGAAAGTGATAAACAAACAGCATTTTTTGTTGACTATTCAAATGTAAATTATGACTTTACCACAGATACTGTTATAAAAGATCAAATTGATGTTCTTTCAGTCAATCCTAATCCTCTTACAGGACAGGTATTTAACTCAGATTATCGTTGGCAAATTGACAGTGCTATAGTCGAAACTGATGGTTATATTGAACCTAAAAAAGTTGTTATTAGTTTTTATGATGCAAATAATGATGGACAAATTGACACACCTGATGCGTTCACAGATATTGTTGCACCTGATTCTACTAATAACAACGGTTATCTTTATAATTTTGTTTTCTTTGAAATTTTAAGTGATGGAAATAGATATCAACTGTTAGATACTACTGCAACGCCTGTTGAAATTTACCCATTTGAATCTAACATTGATTTAAGTTCAGCAAGTGACGGTGATTTATACTACATTTACGAAGCTGATGTTTTCAAAAATTATGATGCAACTACTCAAACTTTAGTTTTAAATACAAATTATTTTGCTAAGCCAGGAAGAAGTGGAATTAAATTTCATTATAAACACAATAGTGGTGAAGAACGTCGTATTGACCCTAGCAAAAGCAATATTATAGATATCTATGTGCTAACTGCAGATTATGATACTGCTTTTAGAATATATTTGTCATCCGGTACAAATAATCCACCGATGGCACCAACAAGTCAAAGTTTAGAAAATGATTTTTCTGCAATTTTAGAACCTATTAAATCTATATCAGATACATTAGTATATCATCCTGCTAACTACAAAGTATTATTTGGATCTCAAGCAACACCAAATTTACAAGGAACTTTTAAAGCAGTGAGAAATCCTTCAAGAATAACCAGCGATAATGATTTACAAACTAGAATTCTTGCAGCAATTAATAGTTTCTTTAGTTTAGATAATTGGGAATTTGGACAATCATTTAATTTTACAGAATTAGCAACTTATGTATTAAATCAAATGACTCCGGATATACTTAATTTTATTATAGTACCAAAAAATCCTAATATTCCGTTTGGTAGTTTGTTTGAAATTTCATGTCAAACAAATGAAATTTTAGTCAGCGGTGCAACTACTAATGATATTGAAATAATCGATGCAATTACTGCGGCAGAAATTAATTCTATTTCTCCAGTTATTACTAACACTAATGCGAGTTCATAAAGATGGCCAATAAAGATATCCTAAATCCAGTAGACATTAACAATCCATCCACTACAAGAAGAACATCTGATCTATTACCAAGTTATCATAGAACGGATAAAAATATTAAATTTTTATCTAGCACTTTAGATCAGTTTATTCAGCAACCGCAGTTAGAACGTATTAATGGATTTGTCGGTAGTAAATTAAGTTTAAATTATAATCCAGAAACTGACAACTATATTGACGGTGGTAGTTCATTAAGAAATGCATATCAACTTGAGCCTTCTTTAGTTGTTAGAGACATTAATAACACAGTGTATCATGCACTTGGATATGATGATTTAATTAATCAATTATCATTTAGTGGTGCAGATGTTTCAAATCTTGACAGGATGTTTAGGCCTGAATCTTATTCTTATGATCCTTGCATTGATTGGGATAAGTTTGTTAATTTTAGACAATATTATTGGATGCCAACTGGCCCTGATAGTATTGAAATTACTGGTCCACAAAAAGCAACAATTAGCACTTATAGTGTTACAGATTCAGCTGACGGTAATAGTTTAATTTTTACACCAGATGGACTAACAACTACACCTTTGTTAACTTTATACAGAGGATTAACTTATGTTTTCAATGTAACAACAAAGTTACCATTTTATATTAAAACAGCATATGTAAAAGGTGCGCAAAATCTATATTCAGGTGCATCTAATCAAGGAACAAATAATGGTCAAGTAATTCTCACAGTTGATGACTTTACACCAAAAGTACTATTTTATTTTGCTGAAGGAAATGATAATGCTATTGGACAGATTGTTATTAAGTCTTTAGCTGATGATACTTTGTTAGACATTGAAAATGAAATTATCGGAAAAAAGACATTTAAGTCAGGCAATGGTGTAACATTTTCAAATGGAATGAAAGTTCATTTTGTCGGATCAGTAACACCTTCTTCTTATATCGGAAAAGACTACATCATTGAAGGTGTAGGTGACGCAATTAAGTTAATTGATTATGATAGTTTACAAAATGTTGGATTAACTTTAACAAATTTAGATGTTAATTTTGATGCTACACCCTTTGACCGATATCCTTTTGATGATTTTAAATATGTTCCTTTAACTCCTGAATACATAACAATTAATCGTTCAGCACCAGATTTAAATTCTTGGAGTCGATATAATCGTTGGATTCACGCTGATGTAATTGCTGCTACAGCAGCAGCTAATGGTGTTACTCCTGTATATGATGCTAGCATGAGAGCACAACGTCCTATTATTGAATTTATTCCAGGTCTTCAATTATACAATTTTGGTGCTCGAGCAAAAAATAATGTTGATCTTGTTGATAATATAACTCCCAGTGCATTTAGAACATTTGAAGGAAGTCCTGGTTTTTATATCGATGGTGTTCTAGTTGAACAAGGTTTTAGAGTTATTTTCAATGCAGATACTGATGTTCTTGTTCGAGGAAAAATTTATCAAGTAAATTATGTAGAAGTTAACGGTAAATCGGTAGTTAGCTTAGTTGAAACAGAAGACAGTGTTCCATCTTTAAATGATGCAGTAGTTTCTATTAAAGGAAATACTACTGCTGGAACTAATTGGTGGTATAACGGCACAAAATGGGTTTATGGTCAACAAAAAACAAAATTAAATCAACCACCGTTATTTGAATTATATGATGATAGTGGTAATAAATTTTCAGACCAATCTATCTATGATAGTTCATTCCAAGGAACTAAGATTTTTGGTTATGCAATTGGTACAGGAAGCAATGATTCTGTACTAGGATTTCCTCTAGCATATAAGAATGTAGTAAATGTTGGAGATTATCTCTTTGAAAATTATTTCATGACTGATACTTTTAATATTTTTTCAAATAATCAAATTGATACATATACAGTAGCCGGTCATTATTTAAAAGTTAATTCTGCAAATTCAGAAACTTATAGAGATGTATGGGTTCCTACAGTTAGTCAGTCTATTCCTATAATTCAATTTCAAGTAATAGAATCTGAAGTAAATTATGTGCAAATTACAGCAATTGACAAGCCTGGATACACAACTGATTTAACTTTAAATTTATTTGTTAATGATACAAAGAAAATTCAAAATATTGATTTTGTTATTAGAAAAGAAGGACCACAATTATATATTGTTTCTAATACAAATTTTTCAGTCAATGACAGAATATTAATCGAACTCTTTACATCAAAAACACCTAACACTTCGGCTGGCGGGTATTATAATGTTCCTGAAAATTTAACTAATAATCCTCTTAATGGTCCAATTGGTGATTTTACATTTACTGAACTAAGCGATCATGTAAAGACTATTGTTGATAATAATATTAATTTCCAAGGAACATTTCCAGGTTTAGGAAATCTTAGAGATTTATCAAATATTAGTACATATGGTACTAGATTAGTCAGTCATAAAAATCCAATGAGCTTTGCTCATTACTTTTTAGGAACTAAAGAGCATAATCTAATTGATGCTATTCGTAAAGTTTCTATTGATTATAATCAATTTAAATCAAATTTAATAAGACAAATTACTGAACTTAAAAGTTTATATAGTCC